CTACGCGGGCGACAGCACGGCCGACGCGATCATGCCCAAGGTCGTGGTGGTCTGCGACTCCGCCAACACCCCCGCTGGCCTACCTGACGGCCTCGGGAACTACGACTGCCAGGTGCGGGCGGTCCTGCACGACAACGCCAACGACGTGACCCTGACGACCCACCGGGCCCGGGCGGCGGCCATGGTGGCCACCCTCTCCGACGTGACGGCCATGACGACCCAGTTCTCGACCCAAGGGGACGCCCTGCTCTACGACGTGACTGTGGTCTCGGAAGACCAGGGGCTGGACGAGCAGACGGGTGCCTGGGCGACTGTCCTGCGGGTGTCGGTCCTCTGCGTCCTTGCGCCTTGACCGGGCCGCCAAGGGTAAGAACCACCCATGGCTGCTATCCTCAAAGGCGTTTCGGTTTTGTACGGCGTGGCCGCGCAGGCCGGCATCAGCAATTTCATCTGCCAGAGCCTGAGCGTCGATAAGGCTTTCGAGCTGAACGACAAGGTGGCCGACGAGACGGGCGTGACTGTGACCCTGCGCTACGACGGCGTGGAGCGCACCGGCACTATCGAAGGTATCGCCAAGACCACGGACATGCCGGAGGTCGGCGCGGCCATCACTGTCGCCTTGAAGACGGACGTGGGCGTTTCCCAGAGCATCACGGGTTGCATCGAGTCCGTGTCCGAAAAGGGCAGCAACAAGGACTTCGTCCGGGTCAGCATCAAGTTCCGCCAGGTTGACGGCATCGCTTCCTACGTGTAAGCGTAGGGCGTGGACCGCCGCTTTGCCTTAGCCTTTACCGATCCGCAGGAAGTCGACTTCCTCGGGTATCGGCTGCCTCCCTTCTGCCTGCGTCACCGCGTACGGCTGCACGCCATCAACTCGCCCTTCGTCGAGGCGGCCGAGTACACCACCGGGCACATGCTCGCGGCAATCAAGACGTGCGCCGGCCTGCCCATCGACGACGTGACAGGGAAGGACAAGGCCCTGCTTTACGTATGGGCCAAGGACGAGGCGAAGCTGGCCAACGATTGCATGGCCTTCCGCACCTACATGCTGGAGTCCCACTGGCCGAAGTTCTGGGACACGGGCAAACTAGAGCAGCGCGTGAGCGGCATGCCCTGGATACTCAACCTAGTGGCCAACCTGATCAGCAACGGCGTGCCCGAGGAGCGTGCCTGGACGATGCCCGAGTGTCAGGCCATCTGGCTATCGACGACCTTCTCCGGGCTCAAGGGTGTGGAGGTCAACCTACTGACGACGGAGGACGAGGAAGCCATGGCGGCTTTTACCACTTCCCAAGGGTAGGATGAGCACGGACGTCAACTACAGCATCAAGGGCACCTCCGACGTGCCCCAGCAGGTGGACAAGGCGAAGAAGGCCATGTCCGAGATGGACCGCCAGACGCAGGCCATCGGCAAGAAGTTCACCGAGTTCGGCAAAGACCTCTTCATGGGCTTCCTTGCGCCGATGGTGCTTGTGCAGCAGGCCGTCAGCTTCATCTCCGGCGCTATCGCCAAGGCCCGGCAGGACGCCAAGGACGCGGTGGACTTCGCCGCCGGCATCAAGGTCGAGGAGCTCAAGGCCTCGCCTGTGGACCCGACGACGCGGTACATGGCCCAGAAGCTGCAGGTGGACCTGCGCACGGAGAAGGAGAAAGAGCAGGCCGCCACCGCCCGCGAGACTGTCACCGAGGAGTTCCTGAAGCGCGACCCCCGTGGCCGTCAGTACTTCTTCAAGGAAGCCAACACCGGGGACGAAGGCCCTGGCATGAGTGAGGCGGCGCTGGCCAAGTTCAAGTACGTGCAGGACGCGGTCGCCAAGATCGTGGAGGCCGACATGAAGAAGGCGCTAAAGGAGGAGCAGGACAAGGCCGCCGCCGACAAGGCCGAAGCTGAGAAGAAGAAGGCCGCCGCCACTGTCGGGGTCTTCGCCGGCGACAACTCCGTCTTCGGCGTGGGCAACTCGCCACACATGACCATGCTGAACCATCAGATCGAGCTGCAGAAGACGGCCAACGAATACTTGGCTGTGATCGCGGCGGCCGCCGGTTCGCCCGGAGATTTCACCAAGGACCAGACGGGGGGAATGGCCTCCCAGGTCAATTACAAGGACTACACCAAGACCGCTTAACACATGGCCACTATCAACAAAGGCAACCCGCTAACCACCGAGGTCCTGCAGCCCGGGTACACTGTCCGCAACGACGGGTACGGCCTATGGACTGGCCGATGCGTCTTCAAGGCCGACAAGACGATGACGGGCGCCGCGCTCCCCGTGGCCCGTGGTGACGCGCACCCCGATGCGACGTACTCGGCCTTCATGTTCGCCGACAAGATTGAAGTCCTGCACGGCCCCAACAACATCATCACCATCAGCGTGGACTACGTAGGCATCAGCCTGGACGGGTACTCGGCCGGCACGACCACGGACTGCAACGTAAGCGGGGCTGTCAGCACGACGTCTGAGCCTATCGAGACCCACCCCAACTTCTTCCAGGCGGTTGTCGGCACTGAGGAAATCGCCGGCGTGGGCACGGGCACAGTCACGGCGCCGATCTACGAGGCCAGCACCTTCAAGGCTAAGACCAGCGACTCGGGTACGCTCTACAAAGGAGCCAACGGGGCGCACTTCACCCAGCGGACGGGTGGCCAGTTTGTCGGCTTCCTCGACCCGGCCTTCCCCCTGTACTACGGCCGCAAGTCCTACCTTGCCCCGCAGACCGGCTTCTCTGGCGTCATCTACACCAACGACTCGGACATCGTCGAGGACATGCGCGAGGCCGTGGGCCGCTCTTCGTCCACGCTAGACTGGGCCACCAACCTGCCTCAGCTTCTCCCCACCTACCTTGGCAGCACCTGGTTGAGCGTGCCCATCCCTCCGGCGACTACGGGTCAGAACCAGCTCCTGCTGGCCAGCGTGAACTTCGAGGACTTCGGCTTGGATACGTACAAAATCAACTACACCATCCGCTACTCGGCCGAGGGTTGGGTTGAGGCGGTCAATCCTGCTCTCTGATGCAACCCGGCAGCGGCTACAGCATCGTAAGCGGGCAGGCCGGAACCTCCCTGACCATCGACGACCCGCAGCTGGCCGGCGACCCGGAGCAGTTCCGCGTGACCATCATGCCGACGGGCTACGGCTACGGCGTGCAGGTCCGCAAGGGTTTCGTGCGCTCTCCCATCTACCGCAAGAACGCCGCCTGGGTTCTCGGGCTTTCGCAGTTTGAAATCCAAAAGTTCTACGGCTTCCCTGACGGCTCGAAGACCACTGGGCCTTTTGCGACAGCAAACGAAAGCCCCTTGGTTGACCTTGGCGGCTATGTGCAGATCCAGCCGGCCAGCGTCGAGGGCGGGTCTGACAACTGGGGCGTGTACGTCATCGGCTGCCCTCCTGACGACGACGTCGGGACCTTCGTTCCATACCTGGCCATCATGGCGGACGGGTCTGACGCGGACACCAAGAGCGAACCCTTCCAAGCGGGTCAGACCATCAAGTGGTTCATTCTTTATCAGCAAATCTTGCAGGACGTAGACACCCCGACCGGCACTGTGACCTTGCAGCTTTTCCAGTTAGAGGGGCAGGCCATGTATAATTACAACTGCCAGAAGTGGAAGGTGGCCGACGTGATCTGGGACGGCTCGACCTTTGTCGTGACGCAGACGCACCTCGGACCGCTTTGCCTTTCGTCACCTCTGTCTTTTGAGGGCTGGCAATACGTTGACCCCGCTTCCCCTCCTGGTTGGTTCCCCGACCCCTACTACGGCGCCGAGCTGACGGCATGGAACGGCTCCTGGTCCGGATACACCAAGGACCCGAGCGGGGCGACTGTCGAGGTTTGACCCCCCCGCCAAGGGTAGGATGAGCAACACTGTCACCTTCAAGCGCGGCACGACCTACTCGGGGACTGTGACCTACACCCCGGCGGCCGGCGGCCCAGCAAACCTGCTCACGACGACTGTGACCTCCGACATCATCGACTCGGCGGGCGTGGTCTACCCCTGCACCATCACCATGGCGGTGGACGGCCTGTCCTTCGTGGCCAGCCTGCCCGCCTCGACCACGGCTGGCTTCTCCCTGGGCAGCGCCCGCAGCGACATCAAGTTCGTCTACGGCGGCACGACCTTCTTCTCCGACACCTTCCGCCTGACTGTCATCGACCAGGTGACGAACTGATCCATGTCCTCCATCTCCGTCTCTTCGCTGGTACTGGGCTCCCTGACCATGGAGGTGGAAGGGGCGGACGCCAGCCTGTCCCTCTCCGTCCTTGCCACGGCGCCGGCCGTCCTCTCCGTCGAGCTCGGCACCCCGGGCGCTCAGGGCGACGCGGCGACCATCGCGGTGGGCACGACGACCACGCTGGCCCCCGGCTCCTCGGCCACTGTGGCCAACGTCGGGACCTCCTCGGCGGCGGTCTTCAACTTCGGCATCCCCGCTGGCCAGACGGGTGCGACTGGGGCCACGGGCGGCCAAGGCCCCGCCGGCAACGCGGCCACCATCGCGGCGGGTACGACCACCACGGGCGCTCCCGGATCGTCGGCGAGCGTGACCAACACGGGCACCTCTTCGGCTGCGGTCTTCGACTTCACTATCCCTCGCGGCGACAAGGGCGAGACGGGCAACACGGGGGCCACGGGTGCGACTGGCAGCCCGGGCACGGCGGCCACGATTGCGGCCGGCACGACGACGACGGGGGCTCCGGGCTCGTCCGCCTCGGTCACTAACTCGGGCACGTCCGGCGCGGCGGTCTTCGACTTCACCATCCCTCGCGGTGATGTCGGCGCCACGGGTGCGACTGGTGCCACCGGCCCGGCAGGCCCTGGGGTGGCGGCTGGCGGCAGCACGGGCCAGTTCCTGAGCAAGGCAAGCGGGGCCTCCTACGACACCACCTGGTCCACCATCGTCCCGGGCGACCGATACCTGACGACCTCGACCACGTCCCTGACGATCGGCAACGGCACGAAGGCGCTGACAGTTGGCACGGGTCTCTCGTACACTGTCACCCAGAACGTCACCATCTCCTTTGACGGGTCGAACCACATGCACGGCGAGGTGCTGGCCTACAACGCCGGCACGGGCGCCATGTCCGTGGACGTGAACCACCACACGGGCTCGGGCACGTACTCGGCCTGGACTGTGAACGTGGGCGGCGTGACCCCTGTGACCTCGACGGCCTGGGGCACCATCACCGGCACGCTCTCGGCGCAGACTGACCTGCAGACGGCGCTCGACGCGAAGCTCGCCAAGGCATCGAACCTCTCCGACCTGGCCAACGCGGCGACGGCCCGCACGAACCTCGGGCTCGGGACTGCGGCGGTGGAGCCGGCCACGAAGCTCGTCCCCGCTGGCGGCACGACGGGGCAGGTGCTTTCCAAGGTAAGCGCAACCGACTGGGATTTGACGTGGGCCACGGCTGGCGGTGGTGGTAGCGGTGGCTGTGATGTGCAAACATTCTACAGCGTTGGCACATTCACCTGGACAAAGCCAGCTGGTGCTAAGGTGGTGGATATTCTGCTGGTGGGTGGTGGTGGCGGGGGTGGATCTGGTGGAAGGTATGCCACTACATCAGGCAGAAGTGGTGGTGGCGGGGGTGCTGGTGGTAGCCAATGCTATATCAGGCTTAGTGCTGATAAGCTTGGTGCTACTCAAAGCATCACTGTGGGTGGTGGTGGTGCTGGGGGTGCGTCTGTCACCACTGATAACACCCCTGGAACGGGTGCGACAGCTGGCACAGCAACTACCTTTGCAAATTTTCGTGCGCATGGCGGTAATTTTGGTGGTGGTGGAAGCACAATCAATGGATCAGGTGGTGGCGCTCGCACATCCTTCCTGCTTTTCAATACAGGTTTTGCCAGCAACAGTGGAGCAAGCGGGGCAACATCTACAGGGCAAGCTGGCTCAACTTTTAACAGCAATCCTTTCTTTGGCACAGGTGGTGGGGGTGGGGGTGGTGCGTTGGCAAACATCCTAACATCAGCTGCTGGGGGTAATGGCTCAGCAGTGAACAATAGCACAAGTGTTTCGGGCTGCAATTTTGCAATTGCTGGCGGTGCTGGTGGAACAGCTGTCAGCATCAATGGTGGTGCTGGTGTTGGCTATGTAAGCACAGATTATTGGCCGAATGGTGGCACAGGTGGCGGGGGTGGTGCTTATGTCAATGGATCAGTGGGTGGCCAGGGTGGTGCTGGCGGCTGGCCTGCTGGTGGCGGGGGTGGTGGCTCAGCTAGCAATAATGGATTTGCTAGTGGTGCTGGTGGCGCTGGTGCTGGTGGCCTTGCAATCATCATTACCTATTCCTAATTTATGGCCTACATCGACGAACAAGGAAACGAGTGGGAGCGCATCGAGTCCGACCCTGTCTGCTGGAAACGGGCAGACGGCTTTTGCGTTTACTCTACAATGCAGCACAGCTTCCAAAGTGTTTGCGACATCATTTACAACCCGCCGACGCCTCCCAAGACCGACGCCGAACGGATCGCGGAACTCGAGGCCCAACTGGCCGCCCTTCTCTCCCGACTTTAATCCCTATGCTCTACCTCATCTCTATCACCCTGTCCCTCCTCGGAGGCTTCGTCGCCGGTCTCCTCGTGGCCCGCAAGCACGCCGAACGCCTGAAGGCCAGCGAGGCCGAAGGTCGCAAGCTGCTCGAAGCGCTCAAGGGGAAGTGACCCGATGCGCCGCGTCCTGCTGCTGACCCTGCTGGCCCTAGCGGCTTGCACACCTACCCAGGATACCGCCGGCACGGGCACGCCGACCTCCGACCCCGCCGACCTCGCCAAGCTCGGGACGCAGATTGACAAGTCCGACCAGCGCATCGCCGCCGCCGTGACCATCGCCCGCGAGAACGCCGACAAGCCCGAGGTCGTCCGGGCAGAGACGGGCGTGGCGCTGGCCTACCTCCCGAAGCCCGACGCCCAGGCGCTCGACTACGTCCGCAACCGCGTGGCCCGTCATAACTCGGAGGAATACAAGCGGGCGGAGGAGGCCGGGAAGAAACTCCTCGCGGTCATCGACGCTAACTTCGCCAAGGCCGAGCAGGACGCCGCCAAGAACAAGGCCGCCCTCGACAACGCCAACAAGCAGATCACGGCGCTGAAGGCCGAGGTCGAGCAGGTGCGGACGGAAGGCATCCGCAACGCCTTCGCCGTCGGGGCTGGTATCTGCTTTCTCGCGGCCCTTGCGATGGGACTCCTCGGCCAGTACCTGCGGGCCAGCGTGGCCTTCCTCGTCGGCGCCGGCATCGGCGGACTCCCCTACCTTTTCGCCTCCCCTTACTTCCTGCCCGGTGTGGGCGGGCTCGTGCTCCTGGTCGTGGCCCTCGTGTGGCTACACTTCCGCAACCGCCCTTGCCCCGATGCCCCGCAAGAAAACCAAGGTTAAGGTCATCTGGCGGCCGCTCGGGAAAGAGCGTGCATGGGGACAGGCCGAGACGGACCCCGCCCGCCCGGTCATCGAGATTGACCCCCGCCTCTCTCCCCGCCGCGAGCTTGAGACTTTGACACATGAGGCCATTCATATCTGCTGGCCAGAGATGGGAGAAAAGGAAGTGGACCGCGCCGGCAAGGTGATCAGCGCCGTGCTCTGGCAGGAGAACTACCGCCGCATCCTGCTCGGCAAGCACACCACCCCCGTCCGCATCTCATGACGCCTCCCCCCACCAGCATGGGCCCCGAGGACATCGGCCCCGAAGTGAAGCAGGCGGGCATCGCCGGGCTCCTGGGCATGATGGGCATGACTGTGAAGATTATCCTCACCGACGAGAAGCTGAGCGTGGGCCGCGTCATCGGCCACCTCGTCGTGGCGTGCGCCGTGGCCATCCTCTCCGGGTTCGCCCTGGAGGAGTACATTCAGAACAAGAAGATGCTCTGGGCGCTCAACGGCCTGTCCGGCTACATGGCCCTGCAGATCGTGGCGTGGGCGGAGGAGACGGCCAAGAAGAAGCTCGCGGCCACGTCGGCCGACATCGTCGGAAAACCCAAGGGGAAGACCAATGGCAAACGAAAGCCCAAGAAGCGCTGACACCAACCTGCTCTGGGCGGTGGTCATGCTGACCTTGGCGGCCGGCGTCTCGGCCTTGGGCTCCGCGTGGATCTGCGAGTCCGTGCTCTCGGCCTTCGGGTCTTCCCAGACCATGGCCCTCATCATCGTGGACGGGGGGAAGGACCTGAAGAGCGACGACGCGAACCTGGAGCGGCAACTATCGACGGCCACGCTGGCCCTCCAGACCATCCGCGACTTTGGCTGGGCGCTGGCGGTGGGGTGCTTCACTGTCCTCGTGGCGGTGCTGGTACGGGTCTTCTATCGCCCGGGCCGTCAAAACGCCTCCTAGGGCAAGCCAGAGGGGTCAAATCGACATGTCTGGGGCGACATGTAGACGGGGCTGGCGGGTTCCATAAACTGCCCGCTCGGGAAGTTATGGCAACTTTCTCGGCCTAAACGTTCCAAACCACCCCGCTCGGGAACTTGGCAAAAGAATTGTGTTGACCCCTTGGCAATGGGCTTGTCTACTCATCTCTGTTCCAACCAACACCAAGCCATGACCACCGCCATCACCACCATCGTCGAGCGCCCCAACGTGCTCCTCTCCCTCGCCGCTCTCGTCGAAGAGCAGACCCGCAACGTCAACCAGGTGCAGGCCACCTACAAGGCCGGCCTCTACGCCGATCACGACGCCTACGAGTGCGACCTCGAGGACGCCAACGACGGCCACATCATCGCCTGCGTGGCCTACCACGCCGCCCTGCAGCTCATCAAGGGCAAGCGCATCAACAAGGAGCAGACCAGCACCCTGAAGGCCGCTCTCGACATCGCCCTCTAATCTCCCAACCCACCAAGCCATGAAACTCATCCTCGCCCTCCTCGCCGGCCTCGCGCTGGCGGCCTACATCCTCGCCCTCGCCGACGGCCCCAGCCTTCTCGAGATCATCGACAACCCGAAGTTCTAACATGCCCGACGCCAACGCCCACGCCCCCGACATGCGTCCCTCCATCCGCAAGGCCCACCGCGACGACCCCGTGCGCAACGCCCTGGCCAACTTCTGCGAGAACCTCGACGGCGCCCAGTGGCTCCTCGCCGGCGGCTCCAAGGGGTCGGCCAAGGACTGCGTAAACAACGCCGTCAGCGACCTCACCGCCGTGCTCTCCGCCTCGGGCATCCGCGACCTGATCGTCGAGGTCAACGCGCTCGGCCGCATCGAGGCTTTCCTCGACTACAGCGACGACCTGGGCGACATCCGCCTGACCTACACCGCCCGCCAGCCCCTTGCCTAACCCACCCAACACCATGCCCACCCCCAACAAGCCCAAGGCCGAACTGGTCGCCGACAAGGCGATGGTCGAGCTGCTCACGCGCAAGGTCCACGCCTTCCGCACCGCCCCGCGTCCCTCCAAGGACGACTTCACCTACATCCGGGGCCGAGGCTCCTATGCCCTCTACGGCATCGACCACGCCCGTGGCCAACTGGTCGTGCTGGCCAGCGAGCCCACGTCCAGCGACTTCAACCAGTACGTGACCGCGAAGGCCAAGGCCGACGCCTGCGCCCGCTACGACCAGATCGTCGAGTACCGCGACCCGGGCACGGCCGTGAACCCCAAGGTCACAATCCTATGCTGGAGGGCCGCCAAGTGAGCTACCTAGGCAACCCCTCCCAAGAGGTGCAGACCCTCATCCAGGGCATCGCCTACGCCCGGGACCGCGTGCTCCAGGGCGACTGGACCCCGAAGTACGCCAACCAGCAGGTGGCCCAACAGGCCTACGAGGCCGAGCAGATGCTGGTCTTCTTCGGGTGCTCCGACGTGGACCTCTACGCCCACCTCTCCCCCTCCGGCCGTGCGCTGCTCAAGTGGCGCTACCGCGACAAGGACGGCGAGCTCTTCACCGGCAACCTCCACCCCACCTCCCAGTCGTGATCCACCATCTACTGATTTTCTGGCAACGGAAACTCGAGGACTCCTACCACGAGAACCTCCGCCTAGAGGAAGCAAACAAGCGTTTACAGGGCGAGGTCGAGCGGCTGACCAACGACTTTCCCAAGATGGTTGCATGGGGTCGAGGACTTGAACACGACAAGCGTTTGCTTGAGGAGGAAGTTTCCCGACTTAAGGCCGAGGTCGACCAACTGACCTACGTGGACGACTTCATCGTCATCACTAGGGCCTCAATCAAGGAACTCGCCGAAGAGGGCGTGCAGAATACCCCCGGCCAATACGACGAGAAATACACCATCAGCGTCACCAAGGCCTGCTACATAAAGGTGCTGAAGCACATGAGCGAGTTTTGGGAAGCCAAGAAGAAAGGGGGCCAGTCGTGAAGCCCCTGCTCTTCCTGCTCGCGTCGGCCACGTGCCTCCCCGCGATCACTCCCGCCCAGGTTGACGCCATCATCCGGGTCGAGTCCGCCAACAACCCCCGCGCCATCGGCCGGCTGGGCGAGCGTGGCCTCTGCCAATTCTTCCCCGCAGCTTGGGCCGACACCTCCCGCTGGCGCCGCGCCCACGGCCTGCCCGTCTACTCCTACGACCTGGCCCTCGACCCCATCGCCGGCCACCAGTACGCCACCTCCTGGTTGACGTACAACGAGGAGCGCCTGACCAAGGCCCTCGGCCGCCGCCCGACGATCGGCGAAGTCTACGCCGCCCACCAACTCGGCTTCGCGGGCTTCAGGTCGAAAGGGTTTGACCTCTCCCGCTGCCCCGCCATCACTCGCATCGTCGTTGCCCGATTGGCGAAAGCGACCCGCACCAAATGAACAAGCCTCTGCTCGTCGCCGTGGACCCCGGCGTTTCCGGCGCCATCGTCACCTACCACGACAACCTCGGGCTGGAGTCGTACAACATGCCCGGCACCGACTGGGAGGTCTGCAAACTGGTGGCCGACATCTCGACGAAGGCCAACAAGGTCGTCCTGTACCTGGAGGAGC